AAACAACCTAAGCAAATCATGATCTGTGAAATAACCATCTAGTAGCAGACCACAGTGCGCTGCAATATATGCAATCTTTTCTTGCAATGTAACATTGCCAAGAGCATTTAGCTCTATTGTTAGTTGTGGATGGTTTAGTAATATTTCCTGTTGCAATGCAAGCATCTCTTCTGGGAACATTATTTTGTATGTATGTTTATTAATATCTTCAGGGGGCATCACTGTATCCTTCGGAGCTGTATTTACTATTATATTTATGAGTTACTGCACATATTTTCTTTCTTCTTCAGTAAGCAAGTTAAAATCCACAAACTTTCCATTTACTTCTTCTAGCACTTTCCTCTTTGCAAGGAATCCTACCTTAGTACTTATTACCTTGTCCGCAGTTATAAGATTACTTAGTATATCTTTCAGCGCATGTATGTCCTCAAGGTCATTATGTACTTGAGTCCATAGAGTTTTCAACACTACTGGCTCATAAGAGTTTTCTAATATCTGCACAATCTTATGGTTTATATCTGAATGCTTAGCTTTGCCAAACTCACCTAATGCTTTACCCATGCTATGTTCTGTATGAGTAAGAATAGTATTCGCATATACTACGTCTGACTCTTCTATGGTATTCCTGAATGATGCCGCACTTACAATAAGGCATAACTTGATTAGATGAGTGAATCTGCGATTAATATATGCTTCGAACCGTATGTCTAAGGATTTAGAAAGACTTTCAGGACTTTTGTATATCGCATCCAATAGTTTCTCTGCGCACATGCTTACTGGTATTTCCCCAGACACTTGTTTCTTAATTTCATGCAACACACTGAGTATTGTATTTGTAGCTTCTTTCGTAGGTGCTTGTGGAAATGTAATCTTCCTTCCTGTGGCCTCGCCATGCACTAGAATAAGTCTACTAAATATCCCTTGGCCAATTGCCTCAGCAGGGAATGCGAGGCTGAAACCAGTAGGTGTGTTACCTGCCAAGATATTCACATACGGATTGTCCAGTTTTACTGATTTGCTATTCTTTACTTTGTTTTCAAATGCACCTTCATGATCCCAAAGAACTCCAAGCATCGAAAGGAATTCTATATTTCCATTACCTACAAAAGTATTGAACTCATCTGCTGCAATTAGAATCTCTGGTATGTGAGTTGGCATATCTGCGGCTGGGCCGAATATATTCTTTTCTAAAATGTCCACATCTACTGCATTGCTTTGTCCATTATGCCATTCTTCTCCAGCCAAGTCAAGCAGGAATTTTTCCTTAGTAGTTTTATCCGCGGACACATTAGCATAGCCTGCTTGCTTTACTAGCTTAGCTGCAATCTTAATAGCTGTAGTTTTTCTTGAGCCTGCATTACCCATAAGCATACAATATATGTTAGGCTTGATGTTAAAATGGCCAAATTTGAATATCCTATCTCTACCAATCCAAGCACCAAGAACTGCAAGGCAGCTCCACCTGTGAAATACCATAGGCGCTTCTGTAGGCCCTATGTATTCAAAATAGGCTTGTAAGAAATCCTCGCTCATGGGCCAACAATATCATCATATATTATTACATATTGCCTTAGTCCTGTAATGCTATTCTGTCTCACTCCATCTATACGCACCTTTATTTCCAACTCCTGCTTTGACTCCGGCTGGGACTGTAAACTCTCTAGTGATTCCATCATAACCTGTGATTGTAACAAGTATTCCCATACATTGTTTAACTTTTGTTGCAAGTGCTTCGTGTCCTTCTCGGAACTGGAATAAGATACTATCGTGTATTTGCGGTCCGAGTTTGAAATCTCGGCTGTAATCTGGATTAATTGCGATGTCATAAAATACTTTCATGTATGCAGCATTGAGGGTTTTAGCATTAAGACTCTGAGGCACATGTGCTATATACGAGTTTAATGCGTGCTTGCTTTTAGTTGGATCTGCAAAACAATGGCGTACGTATGGAGTAGCATAGGCTGGAACTGTGCATATTGCCCAGTCTTTGTGATGTATTGCTTTAGATGTTAGCTGTGATGTAATTAGTATTTCAGATACAATACCTGCATAGAATACTTTACTAAGTGAAGGATATGTTTTATGGAATCTCTCTAACAGATATTCAGCTACATCTTTAAGCATATATCTGGCAGGAAGTTTCAGTAATGCCTTGGCCTCCCAGATCTTTTCTTCTCCCATTGTATCTATTAGTACGCGCTGGCCCATACCATAATTTGCTCCGTGGTTTACTCTTTTTGCGAGGTCTCGGAGTTTTTTATTTTTTGTTCTTCGTGTTGCATCGTCATAGATACTGACATAAGGTACGCCGAAAAACGCTGAAGCATTGGTAGAGTGAAAATCTTTCTCACCTGAGACAGCGGCAATGAGAGCTTGGTCTCCAGATATGTAAGCTGTGTCTCTGCTTTCAGCTTGTTCAAGATCACACTCAGCGAATAAGAATCCAGGATCAGCAACAAATGTTCGTTTAACAGCAGGGCCTCTTGGTATATTTTGCACTTGGAGTCCACACCAAAAATGGTGCTCTCTACTAGCAAGCCTTCCTGTATCTGTTCCATGTGGATTAAGAGAGAATAAGATTCTGGGGAGTTTTGGGCTTCTTGGGTTTTCTGGGCTGTTGAGGTGTCCATAAAATTCCTTTCCTTCGGTTATGTAAGTACTAATAAGTTTTCTTGCTTTACGGATTTTGATTACTGAACCTATGATTCTTGCATTCAATGGATGCCTACTTCCTGCTTTAATCAAATTCTTTTCATCTGCACTTTCCAAATCACCACAACCAAGTACTTTCAGTAATTGCTTCATCTGAACTGGTGAAGCCACGTTAAAATTCTTTACTCCAAGCATCCTGTCTATTGACTCAGATTGTTTTGTTACTATCTCGTGCTGCTCCTTATTTACTATTGCTAGTTCCGCCATGTCTCTTACAATGCCAGTCATTTCAGCTAAGTGACAAGGATATTGCAATGGGAAAGTATTTGCGTAGTTAGCTCTGGCCCACTGTGGTGCTTCGGCCATCCATGCAAGAAATACATTAGCAGTAGCCCAAGTATCTAGTGCATTATACTTATAATACTCATATAGATCTGTTGTCTGTGCAAGATCTTTCCAATACATACTAGCACGCACAAAGAAACTATTCAGGCTTGAGAGATCTTTTGGCAGTTCGGAATACCAACTGTGGAAGAATTGGGCGGTATCCCATAGATACCAGGTTGGTGCTGCATTATAGGATTGCAAATAGGATATGTCGTATTTTCCATTTTGAAAGATTTTAGGGATAGGAAGATGCATAATAGCGCGGATAGCGCTAAGAGCGAAATTATCAGTACAAGGCACAACGTAACTTTCGCTAGTCCACTTGAGATTACCAGTTCCTTTATCAGCCTTGAGCCATAGCGCCGTAAACCCAACGCATCTGATTCTGGGAGGATCTTTAAATGTCTCAATGTCGCAAGCGATCGCTTCAGCAGTTGCAATTCTAGTTGCTGTATCTCGGAAATTTTCTTCATTATATATACTCCATTTAAATTCAGTGTTTGGAACCCACTCCTGCGGGGCAGTAAGCTTCGATATGTATTTTCGAGTCAGGAATTTGCCGTAAGACACTGTGACTAGTTGCTCCAGTGGAGCTATAAATACGCACTCCAATTTCTGTATCGGTGTGGTAAATAACGAGCCCGCATAATTGTCTAAGCTCGGTCTCAGTTTCTCCGCTGACTGAGTTTGCATCTGGGAACTTACCAACTTCTCCAATAGCAATGGAGAAGTCGATAGTATCGCTGTTGCATTTTTCTGTTGGCATATGTAGTGTAATTCAGTGAATGTGGATGGAGTATCTAAAATTAATGCGATTGACGCAGTTCCTACTACTGATTTCAGTTGATGCAAGTATGGTTTGTCTTCAGGAGTTCCTAGGAATAGGATACGGCTGTGAGGTTGCATACCCATCTCTCATTCGTAGCAAAGTGCGCAAGGTTGCTGCAAAGTAGTATTACAACAGCCTTTATAATAACACAGTTGGTAGCCTATACCTCTAAATTCCTGCGGAATCCGACATGAATACATCCACATGATACGCTTCTTGTGTCTCACTGCATAGCGTATTTCTTGTGTTGTGCTATCTCCCACATAGTCCTCTTGATTTATTACAACTATAGCATCTGAATAATGTATTTTGAGCTTATGTGCTTTGTCTAAAGCATCTTTTTCCTCATCGTTATACCAGTTTTTATTTCCTGCTTTGTCCGATGGGTATACAGCAAGAGAAAATACAGCATGACCTTGTAATGTAAGGCGTTCATTTAATTGTTTAAACTGTTTTTCAAACTTGGCGGAACCGCATAGTGTAATTATCATTTTGTTTTTCCATTTGTTTTATCTAAATTGGTGTTTGTTGGTAATATAGTAAGGCTATAGTCTAACATACATACTGCAAAGAAATCGCCTCGCGTAACTACTTCATGCACCATAGTGCTATTAAATAGGCGCTTGGAAGGAATTACTTTGATGTATGGCATCCCATTGTATAAGAAAACTCCAGATACATTTACTTTGAGTTGCTTGCTTTCCTTGCTTTGCGTTACTGATTCTAGTGCAGATCTTTCTGCTGCTTTAAATGCTGCTTTTATAACTGCTTGTAATGCGCTCATATCAATCTCCTATGTTCTATGTTCTATGTTCTATGTTCTATGTTCTATGTTCTATATTCTTTCATACTCTTCAATTTCTTCCGCACTCATCAATCCGTGGTCATATCTATATGCTTCTACCAGCCTCATACCTTTTGCATCTACCAGATCTGGGTTCTGTCTCCACAAATCATATGCTTTCTGACGCTTAGTTACTATATCTTCCAAGCCCAGTTTCTGCTCCATTGTTTCCTTAGGTGTGGAGCTGAATGCAGCACCAGTAACACCAAGCTCAGTTTTAAGCTTGAATACACGCAGTCTAGAAGCGATTGCAAAGCCCAGCTCTGAAGTTTCTGGCCTCGAATCTAGATTGCATAAGTCTATAAGATATGCAATCTCTTGTGCTGTAAGTGCTGGGCGGTATTTCTGAGTACTGCTGGTGCTGTTTGAGTTCATGACAGTCCAAGAATTTTATATACTTTCTGTAGATGTAATGCTTGTGTTATTGCATCATCAACTGCATTGTGGTGTGTGCCATACCTAACAACAGGTGGTTGATTTTCTTTGTCTACCAAATTACATACAGTGCGAAAACATTTATCATCTCGGAATGACCATGACGGTTCTATACCACACGATTTTAGTGCGGAACGTATAATTACGTTGTCAAATGTAGCTCCATTACCCCACACGCCATCACAATCTTTTGCCCATTCATTGAATTCATACAATACAATTGAAAGTTCTCTTGCATTTGTGGAATTAAATGCAGCATTCCTTGCCTCTATAGGTTGCTTTCCCCACCATTCTATAGTTACTGCATCTACAGTTCCGTGACGTCTTGCACTTTCGTGAGTAATAGCAGCATAGAATATATCAAATTTACCAAGAGGCTCATGTAAATCGTACGCTTTAGGATCAAATTTTACAGCGCCAATTGATATGATAGCAGCATTGTAATCCAGCCCCAGCGTTTCAAGATCTAGCATAATGTGCATGTCAATATCCTTTAACTTGTTACTAATTGTATGCCCTAGTTTGTTTTGGTAGCTTCAGTGTCTTCAGTAATAATTACTTCTGTAAGATAACTATTACCATCTGTCACCATCCGCTACACTGGCACAAACTAGGAAAAGCCGTCCATATACTAATCTTACACAATTACCTTTACAATCTCAGTATAGTTCTGAGTCTTGTCTTTGTTCTGCCGCACCTTGGTAATCAAGGTTACTTCCATACCACTGGAAGCTTCCATTGTTTCTTTGATACTGGAAGTGCCAGTGCTTTTAGCAAGTTCAGCCATTACTGCTTTCATCTTACCTTGGCCAAACTCATTGTCCAGCATGAAAAGAACAGAAGTTTCCGCGCCTGGTGCAAGCGGTTGTACAGTAGCATCTGCCATCTCAGTAGTTTCAACAAGTTTGATTTTCATTTCCAAGGCGGGATGCTTGTTTATAGTCTTAGCTTCCCAGTTGATTACACATTTATGTGCGCCAGCAGGTAGTACTGTAAACTCAGGCAGATCTGCTAGTTCATCAATGCTGCTATTCAACAGTGTGTCGAGGTCTTGAGAAATTGCTTCAGTCATTTTAGTATTTCGCTTTCTTTAGTTTGTGAATGTAATGTTACATGTGTGCCGCATTTCAGATTTAACAGATAGATAATATACTACCCTATCTGCTATTTCCTCGCAAGCGGTCAGCGATCAGTGTAGCGTAGCCAGCGATATCATGCCAGCTATCTACATTGTCCGGGTTGCCATTAAGAATTCTTGAAATCTTATGCAAGATCATATCTAATGCTTCCTGCTGATCTGGCTTCATCTCAAACCACTTCATATATCCACGAATATAAACTTTCATAAACTGAGCTATTTCAGCCTGGTTTACGAATACTCCGTATTCTTTGCCACGCTCAGTGAGAGTATTGTCTATTAAATTTGCTGGATCTACCGGCTTTGTAGGTTCTGGTATTGGCGAATCTCCTGCAAATGTAGTCTGCCTATAGGTGGCAGGGCACATGTGGTTTAGCATTTCCTCAATCTCTAGTTCTTTTTTGCACATTGCGCATCTCATTTTGTAGCCTCTGCTTTCTTAGTAGCCATCATAGTTTTCAAAGAGTTTAATGCAGTAACTCCAGGGGCAGGAATTGGTTCTTTAACTACTCTATGCTTCGTGCTTTCAAATATCTCAAACAGGTCCATACTTCCTGACTTCTCTAAATCTATATCAGTCCTAGATCCAGTAAGAACTGTATTGCTAAATGTAGTTGCACTTGCGGCTATGTGCTTTTTATTCTTCATATCACAATATACTACATGGTCAAAATACTTAGCTGTATTTCTTGAACTTTTAGAGCTACCACAAGTTGGAACTATTTTCTTTCTTTTGTCCTCCATCTCTACTTCTTCTTCATGTGTGATACATACTATATTGTATCTTGCTGCTTGCACTTCACTTAGGAATTTCTCTACCACTGCTTTAAGATTTCCCCAGTCATCAAAGTCCATCTTATAATCATCCGGTTGATTCTTTGTAATCAAAGCTATTGCGCTATTGGTAAGTTGAGTGAGGGAATCTACTACTACTATTGTGTCTTGGGGTAGTGTGGTAAGATCTATTATTACCTTACTAGCTTCTAGTTTGTTTGTACACAATGGGCAGGATACTTTTCCGTGTTCTTCGCATATGGTAACTGGCCCTCGGCTTTTCATTACTTTGAGCATAGTATCTACAGCAATTGGAAATGTTCTGCTGTCAGGAATGCTTATAAGTTCTATATTCT